TCGAGTCAAGGAGAGGGTTGAAACGCTTGGTAGGTTAGGCGTAAACCTCGTGGGTGAGTTGCGGATGTTGGACTTGTTGAAGGTAGGGTCAACGTCTGCAATGATAAGTCACTTAAACACTCTTCAGCTAATGGGCGAAGGACACAGGGCAATTGCGTACTCTCTGCTCTGTTGTCCGTTCCCAGTGCAGATTGAGGGGAATCTTGGGTATTTGCGTTGGATGTTCGATAAGTGCTTCGGGCAACTTCCTTCCTCACCGCCGATCGTGGACCTGTTCGATAAGGAGGTAAGGAAGGAGAAGTTCCCTCTCAAGAGCCACCCTGGTGCGAAGAACAAGGTGAACATCTACTTGGACGAGGTTTTACGCAGTACAAAGGAAGCTCATAGGGTAATCCGTGATGAATTTATTGCACTCAGTGGTCATATAGCTGGTAAGTTAAGTGATGATCAGGCTACTACATGCTTTCTGCTATCTTGTGCCCTCAGGAACTATTACGACGATGGTACCGACATGGCCGTCAGAATGTGTTTGGACATTAAAAGTGCACAATGCTTGAATGTTGCGATCAAGTCACTTGGATTTAACGGCATGATTGAAGGCGCCATGTTATGTGAGGGGAAGAGCCTTGCTGGTAGGGGAGTCGGCTTCGAAAAGCTGGACACCGACTGGATTTATCGAACTGACCCAATCGAATGTATGAAGATAGCACACGTTATGGACCCGGAACGCATGCGCAAGTGTATCAGAAAAGTCATTGAAGATGAGCTCCCTAGAGGTAAGATAGATTTCGAGGCTCTCGATGATGTATGGACAAAGCGCTGGAACTGGTGCGTAAATGGTGCACATTCAAGGAGTGTAGAACGTTTCGGTAGGCAGTTCGTTATTGATGACCCAAAGTTAGGCGGGCGTTTGCACAGGAGAGTTTTTTCAGAACACGTGACGGGCAGCCCTTTTAATGACTGGGACGGTAGAAGTTTCTTCAATCTATCTGCGAAACTTGAGAACGGAGTGACTCGGGCTATTTACAGTGGAGATAGCTTGACATACTTCGCTTTTGAAACGCTTCTGCGTCCCGTCGAGAAGAAATGGCTGAACCGACGAGTTGTGGTTGACCCCGGGGCAATTGGCACATTTGGCATGGGTAGGAGGCTCAAGAGGTTACACCGCCAACAACGTGGTATACATGTGATGCTGGATTACGACGATTACAATTCTCATCATACGTTGGCCACAATGAAGATGGTCTTTGAGGAGTTGATTGAACTGGTTGGCTATGATCGTGAAATGGGTGATAAACTTGTACGTAGCTTCGATAATAGTTACATCATCTCCCCAGTTGACGGGACGCCGATCAAGTTGGCCGGTACTTTAATGAGTGGCCACCGCGCAACCACTTTCATCAACAGTGTCTTGAACAGAGCTTACATAGAGTGCTGTTTTGATAAACTCGGTGACATGCACAGTATGCATGTTGGTGATGACGTCTACATCAAGGCAGCGAGTTACACCGAAG